TTATAAATTTTATCAATACATGCAGCAACAAGATCAAATGATTGATCCATAGAAGTGTCAGAACTAAAATCAAAATTACTCTTAATGAATTGATCAAGAGATGGATACTTCATTTCCATTACGATTGAATCATCAACCTTAATTTTGTTTGTATGTTCTTCTTGCTTTTGAACTTTAATGTCATCAATATTAATCTTCACAGGAACAAAAGTATCTCCATCATCAGGACAGATGATATTAACTTCAATTTCTTCTCCAACAGATTTACCTCTAATGTTTAAAAAGAGATACTCAATATCAAATGTTGGAAGAGATTCTACTTTGATTCCTTTCGTATGAATACAAGATTTAATTACATTTTTGATTGCTGTTGTAATCTCTTTTGTATTTTCACTTTCAAGTGCTAATACTAAAAGTTTTTCTTCTTTAACTAAAAATGGTCTATATTGAATTGCTTCTCCAGTAGATGGAAGTTCCAACTCATATGTCGGCGTAGAAATTCGAGGCAAAGGCATTTTAAAATCTCAGATAATTAATGTTTAAGTTATTTATCAAGTTATTTTAACCTTTAAAGAAGTATCAATATTTCTTTTTCTTTGAAAGGAGCATTTCTGCTCCCATTCTTCCTGAAAAGAACCACCAGTTCAGGCATTAATATTTATAATATCCCTATAGAAAGTTTCAGTGTGATTATTTATTAAGCGACTGGAGATGTTGAAGTTGGTATAGTTTTAGAATTGATAATATACCTAGAATAAGTAAATGACACAGTGCATTTTAGCAATTGAGATGAATCATATGATACAGGCATAGAATCAATGCTGATTGGATATGCTTGAATAAAATTATACACTAAAGATTTTCCTGTATAATCTTTCTCAAATTTAGTAATATAAATTATTTGTTGATAATTTTTTGGAAAATTAACTCTATATGAAAAATTGCGTTGATCTATCCGTGGACCAAACGCATTTGAATCAGTTCTTTGTTCATTTACAATGTATGCGATCCAATTTTCAAAAAAGTAGAGTATTTCATAATTACTATCAACATAGAAAGTAAATGAAGCTCTATCATCATATTGTCTTCTATATACATGTCTTTCTGTTACACCACTATAGTCATTATTAATTTCATGAGTTGCTAAAGATGAACCTGGCAACGTTGCCTCAGAGCATGATAAGGAAATTAGATCATCTTGAGATGAGGAATAGTTACCAAGACCCGCATCTTTTCTTTGCGACAACCAAGCATTAACTTCTAATGGTGGTTGAAACCAACATTGAAAATTAGAAGTTAATGCTGGTCTAAGAATAGACGCTTTTAAATCTGATACCGTTTTTGTTAATGGTGCAGGTGCAGCCATGTATCTATAAATATTTTTGCTTATATATTATGTAGTAAAGATATGGGAGGAAAAAATGCCGCGTGATTCAAAATATCATCAGGGATTTTTTCATCCACAAAATCCAGAAAAATATATTGGAAATCCACGAAATATCGTTTATAGAAGTTCTTGGGAATTAAAGTTTATGAGATGGTGTGATAGAACACCAAACGTATTAAGATATGGTTCAGAAGAATTTTGTGTTCCTTATTTTAATCCAGTTAAAAATAAGGTTTGTAGATATTTTCCAGATTTCATTATTGAAGTTTTAGAAAATGACAATAAAGTGAGGAAATATATCATAGAAATAAAACCAAAAAAACAAACTATACCTCCAGTGAAGGGAAATAAAAAAAAGCAAACATATTTAAATGAGATGAAAACTTATATGGTGAATCAAGCAAAATGGAAATCAATTCAAGAATGGTGTGACGACCACATGATAGGTTTTCGCGTGATAACCGAATCGGAATTAGGTATCAGGTAATGGCAGAAGGTTTCGGTAAAGATATTAGATCTTTTTCGTCTAGAGTAACTCAACTCAAAAGAAGAATAAAGGGAATTAGTGATCCAGATTCAATCATGATGGAAATTCTTAGTATCTTTAGAGAAACTGAATTTATACCAGAGGTCGGTAAATATTATACTTTCATATATCTTGCAAAAACACCAGGTATTACTTTTGATGTTCATCCATTGATTGCATGTATTGATATTCAAAGGTGGGGATTTAGAGGATTAAATTTTCACTGGGGAACTGTAAGAAATTATACATGGCAAGAAGTCGCTGGACCATTACATATCATAAAAAATAATGAGATTGAATATCTTCGTTCTATTCCTTATGCAAGATTCTTGAAGAAACCATAACTAAATAGATAAAAAAGAACTATAAATGTCTCATACTCTACAAAAAATTGAGATACTTAATCCTCTTGTAGTTGGGGAGGGTTTCTGATGTCAACTTACGGGACTAAAGAGGGAAATTATTTTAAAGCAGATCCAAATGATCAGTATGGAAAAAACTTACAAAATCGCAACTATTCATTAACCATTGATGACGAAAACTCAACAACACCTGGCAAAATTACAATATACAGTTCAGTTCCCAATGACCCTAGTACTATAAAAGAAATAGGAACAATACCAAGAGGTGAAACTTTTTCACCAACTCCAGGACAAACTACATCTACAGAAAAAGAATATTTTAGTCAACCAGATGTGATTACATCTGTCAAAAATCAAGCAAAAATAACCACAGAAAAATCTTTGTATGATTTAGGTGTTACTGATTATCAACAAAGATCAACACAAGCAAACAGTTTAATACACGGTCCAGAACAAACACCCTCTCCAACAATTCAACAAACAGCAGATCCAAATGTAACTGCTGCAGTTCAAAATCCTGATCCTATAAACATTGATTCACCAAAGTCTTTGGGAAGAACAGATTTTGGTGAACCTCTTTATTATCCATTAGATTTAGCAAGTAATAAACAAGACAGAATTATTTTTACTCTAAAAGAAATAGTTGGAAGTACAATCACACCATCATTCACAGGAAGCTCAATAACTAGAAAAACAAGTCAGGAGAAAATTAACGGACAAGTAACGTTACCAATTCAACCTAGTATCAGTGATAATAATAGTGTTGATTGGTCTGGTGGGTCACTAAACGCAATTGATTCATATGTAGCTGCAGCATCATTTACATTAATGAATAGGCCAAATGCACCAGCACTTGCAGAGAGTATGCAACAAATACTAGGAGATATAGCAACACAAGCAAAATCACAATCATCTATTATAAAATTGTTTTTAGCACAAGAAGCAGCAGGTATTCAAGGACTTTTATCAAGAGCGACTGGTGCAGTTTTAAATCCAAATTTAGAACTTCTTTTCAATGGACCACAATTGAGACCATTTAACTTTACTTTTAGATTATCGCCAAGAGAGGCAACAGAAGCAACTGCAGTAAGAAATATTATTAGATTTTTTAAAGAAGCGATGTCAGTAAGAACAACTGAAAGTAATGTATTTTTAAAATCACCATTTGTATTTGATATTAAATATAAAGCATATGATAATAATGGTGCATTAATAGATCATCCATCTATTAACAGAATTAAAACTTGTGCATTACTTAGTTGTGATGTTGATTATACTCCTGATGGAAGTTACATGACATTTACAGATGGTTCAAGAACAATGACTTCATATCAAATATCATTAAGATTTAGTGAAATTGATCCAATTTATAGCACTGACTATACAAATAAAGATATTCTAACAGATCATATAGGTTACTAAAATGCCAAGTTACTTCCGTCAAGTTCCTGATTTTGAATATGTCAATACGACTAAAGATGGTCGTAAAATATCCGATTATTCAAGAGTAAAAAATCTTTTCAAAAGAGGAAAACTTCGGGATGATATCTTTGGAGACCTTTCATTCTTCACTAAGTATCAAATAATTGGAGATGAAAGACCAGACAATGTTGCATACAAGGTTTACAGAGATGCAACTCTTGATTGGTTAATATTGATTGCAAACAATATTGTCAATGTTCAAACAGAGTGGCCATTAACTCAACAAGCATTTTATAACTTCTTAATTGATAAGTATGGTTCAGAAGAAGTTTTAAATCAAGTTCGTCACTATGAATGCACTGGTGTCAGAAACTCACTTGGAGCAACAATAGTAAAAGAAGGATTAATTGTTCCACAGAACTTTACCGTTTCTTATTTTGATCCAATAATAGGTCAAACAATAACACAATCAAATATTACTAGAGAAGTGACTAATCTTGAGTACGAAGAAAATATTCAAAACAAAAAGAGAAATATTTTTATACTCAAACCAGATTATATTAATGTTGTGTTGAATGATATGGAACAAATTATGACATATAAGAAGGGATCTAGTCAGTATATTTCACAAACTCTAAAAAGAGGTGATAACATAAGATTATTCCAATAATTTCTTATTCCAAGGAACTCTACCTTTAGTTGCTTCACTAATTTTTCTTTTAGTTTCTTCAGAATGTTTTCTTCCAGGTTTTCCTTTTCTTTCCTGTTGCATTTTTTTAAGCCTTTCTAAACCTTCTTTTGTTTGTCTGGATTTTCCTTTATTAGATTCGCCAATTTTTCTTTTATGTTCTTCTGATAGTTTTCTTCCTTTAGAACTTTTACTTATTTTTTCTTTGGTCTCTTTGGATAGTGTTCTTCCTTTACAAGAATAACTCAATTTTTTTCTTTGTTCTTCAGACATTTTACTTCCTTTATTATGAGGAGTTGCGCCTTTTCTACTAAATCCAGTAGAAGTTTGATATGCTCTGTTTACAAAGTGTGGATTTTCAACTACCTCATAATACTCTTGCAAAACAATCTCATCAATATATGCATCTTCTCTTGTGGTATAGTCATCTTTTAGGATTATCTTTTGAGTTGGTTTAAAACTTTTATCCTTGAATGAACCAAAATACTTTGTATCGTCTTCTGGTAAGCATTTACAAGTTCTACTACCAAAATATCCTCTACCATATTCCTCATAGGAATAATAGACATAGTGATACTCTTTGAGTTCCATAGTTCTACTCTGTAAGTCGCAATACTATTTATACAAGAAAAGGCACCCGAAGGCACCTCTTCCACCTATAATGCGACTTACAGGTATTGTTATTTAGTCATTTGCAAGGCGAGAAAAATACGACAACGCATCATCTTCATCCTCATCAGTTTCCTTATTCACAACAGGAAGTGAAGGTGACTTAGAGCGAGCAAAGGACTCTTCCAGTTCTGCAATCACACTTTCCTCTTTGGAAGGAGTTTGAACATAGGAATCATACTGATCTTCTTGTTCTTGAATTGCAGCACGAGCACTCTTTTGACCTAGAACCATTTTCAGACGTGCTTCAAGTTGCTCATAGGACTTGAATTGATCAGGAGCAGTTACCGCAGCGAGCGAGTATTGCTTCTTCCAGATGGCTTCAAGAGCATCATCATCATCCAGGAGTGGTGCAACGCGGTCAAATTCTGATTTGTCGTAGTTCCAATACCCATCTTTCTTTACGATTTTGAGTTTGAAGTTAGCACCCTGCCAGAAGTCAAAGGGATTGATCGGAGTTTCATCTTCAAACTCAGGTTGCATTGCTTCCATGATCTTGTCAAAGATCTTCTTACCATACTTGAACAAGAAGACTTTACCTTCGTTTGCAGGATTAGCAGGATCCTTTACAACATAGATGTTGCTGTAGTAAGACAGTTTGCGCTTC